TCTGGTTACGAATGCTGCGTTCGAAACACCTAGTAAACTGTATGCTGCCAATAGTCCATATTCGTTCAATTCTGAACCATGAATAGGTGTATTGCTCGCTGTCTTTTCAAAGTTTGGAACTCCAAAAAGATCCACTAATTCTTTTTGACTTGTCACTTTAAATGCATTTCCTGCATTCGCCGCCGTAGTTGCTGAAGCAACCCCAGTGCCTGCGGCATTAGTTTTGTCTTGGGCTGTTGCAACGACAATTAGCGGAGTTGTGCCGGGTTCTGCCGGGGTATAAAAACTCTCATCTATTACCGTAACTTCTACGCCGGGTGATGTTAGTGCCATGCTGTTATCTCCTGGTAATAATTCAATTCATTACGTAATGCATTGTTATATTGTATTTAGCGGAATATTCAAAAAATGGTGCGTTAAGACGTTTATTATAAAGGGGTTGAAAAGGTGTAAATACAAGCATGAGACCGTTGTGTAAATGCGGCTTAAGACCGCGAGCAGTAAACTATAAGAAGAATGGCAAGACCTATTATAGGAGCCTATGCGAGGCCTGCTCTACACATGGAATCCATCACGGAATTCCTCGCTGGTATAGGGCAGGCTATAGAATTAAAAAACAGTGTGATAAGTGTGGATTTAAATCGTTACACGAAGAACCATTTAGAGTATATCATGTTGACGAAAACCTTGATAACTGTAGGCATAGTAATCTAAAGACTGTGTGTGCTAACTGTAGAACAGTTCTAGCAAAAGAAGGAATTCGATGGAAGCAGGGTGATTTAGTTGCTGATTATTGATTTTACAGATGCATATAAATCATCAATAGTGCTATCATTTGCAATAACATGATCAAATTTTGTATCTACCCATGCCCATTCAGAACTGTGTATTTTACGATTCTTCATATTGTTTATGTGTTGATTTGATCCTCCTACTGCTTTTATAGCATCATTATACCATTCGGGCAGTTCTCCACGTGTAACCCATACTATTTTTCCACTAAGATTTTTTATTGCTTTAATTTCATTAGGAAAACGCACATCACTTATAACAATATTATCCTTGCTCTGTCGTAGTTTATTCTCAATACTTGCTATCCAAATATCATCGTGAAAAGTTTTACGACATACTTCAGTTCCCCAATATTGTAAAACCCATCTTGGTGTTAAAGTTGGCATATCGAGTCTTTCAGCCCACCAAGGATCTACCTGTTCTCTCCATTCTCTGGACTCTTTTGTTCTGCCTTCGAGCATCTTTCTATCCCAACCAAAAACGGCAGCAACCGAATCCTTGAGTGAATCGGCAAAACTTTCTCTGCGGAATTCGTGGAAATTAACAAGATAGTCAGCAACAGTGTCCTTGCCCGAACCGATGAATCCGCAAACTCCTATAATCATATAACTCTCCTAATAAAGTTATATTATAGCGTCTTTAGATTAAATGTCAAGTGATTAATAGAAAGGTTTTGGCTGTCCTGGCTTACCTGTGTTAAGTTTTCTTGCCAAAACACTTGCTGTGTTGATTGATTTTGTTCTTTGCTGCCTGCGTGCCTGTGTAGGTGCAGTTCTAGCACGAGTAGTTTTCATCTTCTGTGCTTTGCCTACTTGATATTGCTGAACGCATTTTGAAGGATGGCTTACCTGTCTGCCCTTCCTTGGACCTACTGAGCATCTAAAACGTAATTTTGTTTTGCCGCCTCTTGCACTAGGCGAAGTTCTACCCCAAACCATTTTAGCGACTTCATTAAAAATTTGGTCGTGCTCTTCCGCTGTAACTAGTTCCGATATTCTCATTATCCTATAATCCAACTATATCCATGACCACCTGCAACCTGTGTTCCAAGTTCCATCGTGAGTCTTTCGATATCGTTAAATCCTTCCTGCTTGATACTAGCACCGTTAAGTGCAGTTCCGCCTTGCGGTCCTGCGATACTAGCGAACTTCTCACGTGCCTGTCCTAGCATGACCTTACAGTTTGCAAGTGTATAATCCTTAATCCATTGACCTGAGTAAACGTCTTCAAGTATAACAAAATCAGGTTTATCATTATAGGCCCATAGTAAAACTTCTTCTGTTCCTCTTGGACGTTGCATAATAATTAGTTTCTTGCTTTGTGGATTCCAAGTAAAGTTGATGAATGATCCAAACATTTTTCCGACTAGTTCTTGATACTGTGCAAATAGTTCATATGTTGCTAGTCCGCCCATGTTGGTTGAACTTAGTAGGTATGTATTCGTGTATGCTAGGTTGAATGGTTCGAATACAGTTCCGCCCGTGCCGCTGCCTGTTCTTGAGCCAACGCTTCGTCTATAAATCTGTCTTACCTGCTGTATTTCTTTTGGAAGTATGTATTCGTTTTGATTCTCTTCCAGGCTTAGAGTTATGTAACTCTCTTCCACAGAGTTGTCTGAACGCTGGCGGAACACGCCCAACGCTCTCTTCAATCCTGTTTCGTAGTGTTCAGGATCCAGTTCAACGTCAATCATGCCGTCGCCTAGCATCAGTCTTACATAGTCGAATACTTCTTGTTTTGCTTTATCTATTTGGCTCATATTAGTATTTATGCCTTTGCGATAAAACGGTAAATACATATACTATGCCAAGACTCAGTTTATACCGCCCGGAAAAGGGTAATGATTACAAGTTTATAGACAGAACTGCCTGGGAAATGTTCCAAGTTGGCGGCACCGACGTGCTCATGCACAAGTATCTAGGTGCTGAAGCAACAGCGGATACTGTAGGATCGCCTTCGCAGCCTAAATATGAAACTCTAAGCCCTACAAATATACAGGATATGCTATTCCTAGAAAATAGAGATAGAAAATATGATCCTGATGTTTTTGTTATGCGTGGCGTGTATAATGTGCAGGATATTGATTTTAATCTTAGTCAGTTTGGACTTTTTCTACAAAATGATACAATATTCATCACATTCCATATAACTGATACAGTTGAAAAACTTGGTAGAAAGATTATTCCAGGTGACGTAATAGAATTGCCACATCTTAAGGATGAATATGCATTGAACGATTTGAACTATGCACTCAAGAGATTCTATGTTGTAGAAGATGTGAATCGTGCTGCGGAAGGATTTAGTGTAACATGGTATCCACACCTATACAGAGCAAAATGTAAACCACTAGTAGACTCACAAGAGTTCAAGGACATACTGGATCAGATTGCGGATTCGGAAAACTTCAAAGGAACCTGGAACCCAGATTCAACATACTATCCAGGTGACACTGTTACAGCACCAAATGGTGAGAAGTATACCGTTACTCAGGAAGTTACAGGTATTGCACCACCAGATACAACCTACTACAAACTTGCAGACACCCTCAAGGACATCATGTCTACCTATGAGAAAGAAATGCAAATTACAAAGGCCGTTGCGGATCAAGCAGAAGCAGATACTCCACAGAGTGGTTATGATACTACAAAATTATATACATTACAGCGAGACGAAACAGGTAAGACTGAATTAGTTACTGCTGATACCACTTTAGACGATGCGGATATAGATACTGTAACTGCTGACACTGTATTCCAATCAGCAGAAGCAAATGGTTATAAGGGATACTTGATTGGTGATGGTATTCCGCCGAACGGTGCTCCGTTTACACAAGGTATTGCTTTTCCATTAGGGCCGTCAGAAGGACAGTTCCACTTAAGAACTGATTACAAACCAACCAGATTGTTCCGCTTTACTAAGGGAAGATGGAGCAAGATAGAGGATGATGTGAGAACAAATATTACGAATTTAGGAACTACTGATACAGCAGCAGGTAGAGATTTTGCAGGCAAGGTAGAAAGAGAAACACAAAAAACATCTTTCATTAATAATACAAATCAAGCAGAAATTGATGGACAGACTGTTAAGGAAAGACAGAGCCTGTCACAAGCACTCAAACCAAGGGCAGATGAATAATGAGAATAGATGAAATACTAGGCTTTGCAACTAGCCGTCCTAAGAAGCATACGGTTAAAAGACGTCCACCTGAAAAGGAAGAGGAACCTATTGCACTAAAGATTAAACAGCGCCGAGCAGCAGCAGCCAAGGGCGATGAAAAAGCATTCAAACACGGATTTAAAAAATAATGGATTTTTTCTACGACGGACAGATTAGAAGATACGTAACTCAGTTTATGAGAATCTTTATTGGTTTCAAGTATGAGGCTGGTAACGGAGATCAACAAACCGTGCCTGTAATGTATGGAGATCTAACACGTCAGGTAGCAAATATTATTAGAGAAAATTCTGAAAACAAACTGCCAACTGTTCCACGTATGGCTGCTTATATAACTGGACTTGATATTGATACATCTCGACTAACAGATCCTACTTTTGTAAGCAAAGTTAATATTCGTGAGCGTGATTATTATGTAGACGAATCAGGTCAAAGAGTATATACAGGTGCACAAGGTAAGAATGTAACTGTAGAAAGATTAATGCCAACTCCTTATATGATGACATGTAAATTAGATATATGGACTTCGAATACCGATCAGAAATTACAGTTACTAGAACAAATAATGGTTTTATTCAATCCAGCATTTGAAATCCAAACTAATGACAACTATGTTGACTGGACCAGTTTAAGTGTAGTAAGACTAACAGGAATGAATTTTAGTTCAAGGAGCATACCCGCAGGCACAGATTCAGACATTGACATCTGTTCAATAGATTTTGAGATACCAATCTACGTTTCACCACCTGCCAAGGTAAAAAAATTAGGTGTAATCAGAAGTATTATTGCAAACATATTTACGGAAGACGGTGACGTTAAAAACTTATCAAGCCTTGTTTACAATCAAACTGATTCAAATGTTGTATATGTAAATCCAAGATATCCTGTGTTGCTGTTCAAGGCCAACAATGGTAATCCTAATGATTATGAACTAACCATAGTGGACCAGAATGCCGCTATACAGAGCCTTGGATTGGACAAGAAAGAATTTACAGATGATAGAAAACTTGACTGGAATGCTGTGCTTGCCGCCCTGGGAAGTTTCACGGAAGGAACCAGCACCATACACTTCAAACAACCAAATGGTGAAGAGATTACTGGAACGTTTGCTATTAACCCTGTAGATAACTTTATACTATTAGTTACAATTGATAAAGATTCACCAGGATATACCGAAAATACGCTATTAGAAAGTCCGCAGTATCCTGCAGGTAAGGGAACGTTTGATGCTATAATTGACCCTACTACATATAATCCTATTACTAGACTTAACGGAATAAACAATATTCCAACAGGACATAGATTTCTCATACTCGAAGATATTGCAGATGATGCAGATGGATGGAAGAATAAGGATGGCACAAATACCGCAGTAAGAGCAAATTCAATTATAGAATGGAACGGGTCAAGTTGGGCGGTAATATTTGATCCTGCAATTATTGAAGAATTTACATATCTGTCCAATATTACTACAGGTATACAATATAAGTGGGACGGTATACAATGGCTTAAATCCTTTGAGGGAGAATACTCACCAGGTTATTGGAGACTGGATCCAGAAGGCGCATAAGTAGTTTTATGCAAAAAAGAGTAGGACTATTATATCTATCACTTGATACTCGAAGAATACTTCTAATTCTTGAAAATGAAAAATGGACTGTTCCTACATTCGCTCTTGAAAAAAGTGTAATGGAAGATAGCAAGGATTTGCAAGATAAATTTTCGCACGGCAAGATTCTACCAATTGAACTTTATCTTTCTAAGGATAAGGGTTTTGAATACGGAACTTATATCTGCCTAGTAAAAAATGAATTTATTACACGAACTGTTCCAACTTTTTGTTGGGCTGATTTAAATTATCTACCCAAGAATGTTCACGTAGGATTAAGAAGCACATTAAATAATAACCTAATTAGAACAAAAATAGAAACTGTATTGGAGTTAGAAGATGCTATCAATTTATAAATCAGAAAAATTTCAAAACGAATATAACGATTTTAAAACTAGGATTGACAAAGTAGATGATTTAAGATTAAAATCCACTTTAGAAAATCTTTTAAGACAACTTGAAACAAAGGTAAAACGCTTAGATTCTCAGCATAGCGAACTCATTATGTCAAGACAAATGAAATCGTTAGGCAATGACATTAAAGATGAACTTCTAGATTTACGTAAATCGTTAGACAAAAAATTAAAAGATTTTGAATCTAGATAGAAGCAAAAGATTTTATAGTTATACTTCCAACCATAGCAGCATGAAAACTACATTGATATCTATATCCGCCTGATATTCCTTCAGGTATTTTCCAATATAAAACTCCTGACTCTTTACCTTGTGCAGACGCACCTGTTGTTACTGTTCCTGTGTTGGATACATGAACGAGTCCTGTGTTATAATTAACACCAGCCCCTGTCTGAATTAGAAATGGATGTCCAGGACATTCACATTTAAAGGCAATAGTAGTTCCACTTATGGCATAGATGGTTGGGTTGTTTCCTGAATACTGATCAAAATTGTAAGCAGTTACGCCTGTGTTTGTTACTACCAGCATTGTTATTGCCGGTAGATAAATTCTATCAACCGTAAGTCCTGCTGTTACTACCTGTCCTAGGGTATCAAATGCTCCTCCTGAAAAGGGTGATTCATTGGTAATTGTTATAGTGTCAGAAACTGCATTGGTTGTTAAAGTAACTCCAGTTCCAGCAACCAATGTAAGGGTATCAGTTGCACTTTCTGCAACGACACTAGTTTGACCTGCTACTGCGATTGTTTCAAAACTGTTCGACGTTGATCCTTCACTTGCTGTGGCATTGATAGTAATGTTGCCTTCTTCATCACTAGATGTGGTTACATTTGTTCCACCAATAATTTTTATCGACTCTCCTGAACTAATTTGTTTAAGAGCAGAGTCGTCAGCCCCTATGCTAAATCCTTCGAATGCATAATCAGAAATATTGCTTACTGTAATTGCATCAGTTATACCATAACCAGAAACTGTTGTTGGTTTATTTGTTATATTAGAAAAGTTTCCATCAAATGCATCAGTTATACCATAGCCACTAAGTGTTGTTGGCTTAGATGTTATCTGTGAAAAGGAAACTGACGTTAAGTATGGTGACAGATCCGGTGGTGTATATGTAAATGCACCTGTAGAATTATCATATGCAATGCCTCCGTTACCAGATGGACTGTTTTCAGGACCAACACTTAGTGCATCTAATTGAAGAGATGATGGTTTATTGTTTAGATTATTATAATTTAAATAATAAGAACCGTCAAACCCGTCTAGTGTATCGGCGTCTAAGCCAGCCCCACCTGATGCAATATCAGCAGCAGGAGCCCACGTAGAACCATTCCATTTTAAAACCTGTCCTGTAGTTGGTGCTGTTGTTGATGTATCAACATCGGATAGGTAGTCTATACTAAAAGAATCTAAATTAATTGTAACAGTATCTGTTGAACTATTTGCTGCCGTTGTAATGTTTGTTCCACCAGCAATTGTTAATGTATCGGATGCACCATCTGCTGTTGCAGTTCCGGTATCTCCGCTTACATTTAAAAAATTATTTCCTGCTGATGTTGCAGTTATTGTGATGCTATCAGTCGATGAATTTGTTGTTAATGTTATACCATCTCCGGCAATGAAATTTAAACTATCATTGAGTTGATCCGCTATTACATTATTTTGGCCGGCAACAGCAACAGTTCCAAAGGCATTTCCTCCACCGCCTCCACCGCCTCCACCGGCTTCTGTTAGATTAGCAACCGCTATCCACTCTCCACCGTGAGCAAAATATAAACGACCCTCTGAATGCACATGTGCCACCATGCCATGATAAGTTGCTGGGTTTACTTCGCTTTGTAAATCGCTCAATGTATCCCAATGCGAACGTATTTTGTTTTTCATCACATTTGGGAGATCAATGCTTCCATCTCTGGTTGTGGTTGTAACTAGAGAAGTTCCACCCGTAACGGTCCCGTCATACAAGCGCAGTGTCTTGGTTTCGTTATCAAAGAATACCTCGCCTCTTGAACCAGATTTTCTATTGAGATAATCTTGCTCTCTTGGTATTAATCTTATTGCTGTGTATACTGGTATTTTGGACATACTGTATTTATCAGATAAGTATTATTAGGAGTTTTATCAAATATGAACAATATTATAAGTATTTTTATAAATCAGAGGTTAAATCCAGTATTCGCAAGGGCAAATGCAGATCTGATATCGTGTAATCAGAAACTTTTTTTAAATGCGGATCATTTAGCAGAATCTTACAATAAAGATATGTTTCAGATTCTTGAAAATTTATGGTATGAAAAATACAATGCTAGGATAAAGAAAAGCCAATATGGGTGGAAACAACTTGAATTTGACTCTGAGCAGGATAAGGCTCTCTTTAGTTTAAAATATTCTTCTTAGATATAATCTCTCAACCTAATTTTAAAATCTCTTAATCTATCAATTAAATCTTCTTCATTGTAAAATGTTTCGATATCTATTGCATTAAAAGCAGGCACTATAATAAAAATTTCTGCTCTGGGCGAAAAGGCAGCATATACCGAAAGAGTTCCTTTTGATTCATACAATTGTTCCCATAATAAAATATCATCTAGATTTGGTTTTCTATCTTCTCTCCATATTGGAGGAAGTTTGTTGAGTGTTGTTGGATTTGTTACTGAATGTATTCCCCATGGATTTTGATTAATTTCGTGAAGAGAAACTATCTTACTCATTTCCATTTTCCGATAGGGCACTCTGCATCAGGTAATTTAACCTTAAGTTTCATGAAGCACATGCATTTTAAACAGTTGGTGGTAAGTTTTACAAAGTGTTCACACTTTTTACAGTGGTCGTATCTTTCCTGTGCTTTTTCTTTTGGGACAAAATATTCCATTATTCAATTTCATAGCCTGGACCAGGATTCTGTGGTGGAGTTGTATTTTCTTCGACCCATTCTTGTTGTTCTTCGTTCCAATCATAAGGTCCAAACGGTGCAGGACCTTTAGGCGATACCCATTGACTATCTATATCCGACCAAATCCATGATTCAAAAGGTTTAACAGGCATTCCTGAGTTAAAAGTAAATGTATATTCTTTTGGATCCGCATGATCAGTAATGTAAAAAACAACGGTATATTCATTATCGGGTTTTGTTGGAAACTGATTTGAAAACAGCGGACTTCTAGAAACTTTTTCTAGTTTAATATTTCCTACAGGATAATCATGAGTGGCAATTTCTTCTGCACCTCTGTTAATTGTGTATCCAAATTTATAATTTTTTATATCGGTATATTCAGAATTGGATACCACACTAAAATCTATCATAGATTGAAGATCATTGTCTATGTCTGTTATTTCATGTGTCCAATTTTCCGTAGAAAAATTATATGTAACATTGATTCTTTTCATTTTGTCATCCTAAAATAGTTCATATATTTATGTAGTAATGTAGTGTGTTTATAAATATACAGTAAACTACATACTTATTTATGTTGGAGAACAAATGGCTGAAATAATAAATGGACTTTTTCCAGGTAAAATATTACCAACAAAAACTCTAGGAGGATGCATTGACGTTTTTGAAAATGTCTGGCCTTACCCCGAAAACACCATTGAAACGGTTGAAAATCTAAATAAAGATCCTGAATCTGGAATAAGTTGGGAACGTGCAACTACCTTAAACAAAGGAACAGACCAAGAAATAAGAACCAATGTAATGCTTGGTGTAACTAATCTTTCTCAAATTACAAACAACGGTCATTTGCAGAATGTCCATAATCAATTTTATATGCTACTTCTTGCCACAACTATTGATTATTCAGATAGATACAAAATAGGTGAACCTCTTTATCACGAAAATTATAATATGCTAAGATACAGAGGGGGACAACAGTATCATCAACACTATGACGGTAGCACACAGACAGGCAGAACCATATCTGCAATATGTTATCTTAACGAAGATTATGCGGGAGGGGAGTTAGAATTTCCAAATTTTAATGTTAAGATTAAACCTAAGAAAGGTAGTCTACTTCTTTTTCCTTCTAATTATGCATACAGTCATGTGGCGCATCCTGTAACAGAAGGTCAAAAGTATGCACTAGTGACTTGGATTAGAGATAGGTATATAGACTAATATGAAAAAAAATTATTGCGTTCTAGGCGGCGGAACTGCTGGCTGGTTTACAGCATTGTTTATAAAAAAATTATTTCCTTTGGATGATGTTAAATTAATTCAGGGAGAATCAATAGGAACTATTGGTGTTGGCGAAGGAACTGTTCCTAACATAATTGATTTCTTAAATAAATTAGAAATCGATCCGATAGATGTGTTGAAAAAAACTAAAGGAAGTATAAAAAATGGTATATCCTTTGAAAATTGGAACGGCGATGGGGAGAAATATTTTCATGGGTTTAGCGATTTAGTTTCTAATTTTCATATTAAAAATATTTTTGATTCCGGATGCGAAGACTATTATCTCAAACATTTAATGCAGAATAATTTAGATTTCAAAGAATATATCTATACTTCTAAATTATCATATGAAAAATTAATTGATTTAGATAGACACAAGTATGCGCTACACTTTGATGCTCAACTTTTATCTGAATATTTACAAGATGTAGGATTACAAAGAGGTATTGAAATTGTAACCGGAGATTTCAGTCATGTAGAAAAAACAGATACAGGTTATATTAAAAACATTAACTTAACTAACGGAATACAGTTAGATATTGATTTTATTTTTGATTGTTCTGGATTTGCAAGATTACTCATAGACAAAGTTTTCAATGAAAAATGGATTTCGTATTCAAATCATCTTCCTATGAAAAAAGGAATTCCTTTTTGGATTGAACAAGATCAAAAGATTGACCCTTACACATCCGCAGTAGCACTAGACCATGGGTGGATATGGAAAATTCCGTTACAGCATAGAATAGGATCTGGTTATATTTTTGATAGCGATTACATTGACGAAGAACAAGCACTAGATGAAGCTCAAAAATATTTTAAAAGAAATTTAGTGGTTAGAAAAGTAATACCGTTTGAAGCAGGAAGATATCAAAATGTATGGATTAAAAATTGTATGGCAGTAGGATTAAGTGCAAGTTTTGTGGAACCGTTAGAAGCCACTTCTCTGTTTTTGACCATACAACAACTAGAAACTTTTAGACATTTTGTAAATGAAACAAAAAATCCTAATCAGAAAAGTTTAGACCTGTTTAATGAAATAATAGGAAACAATATGGATGATACGTTAAGTTTTGTGTATCTTCATTATATGACAAAAAGAAATACAAGCAAATTTTGGCAAAACTTTAAACATAACTATGCTATTCCTCCTAGACTGCAAACTATGTTAGACAATATCAAAGAAAATAACCTAAGGTTCTTTCAAACTAGTGATGTTAAGACCACAGGAAATTTTGCACTTTACAGTTATCTACAGGTAATAAATGGTATAGGAATAAACCATGATAAAGTTAATCTACAAGGTTATGAAGAACTAATTCCAAAACCATCAGAATATAAGGAAACTATTGATAAATTATTAATGCATGCTGTTGACCATACTGAGTTTCTGAAAGGATTATGATGAATAATGTAATGATTTTAGATAATATTTTCGATAGTAAAGAATGCGATAATTTAATTGAAAGAACAGAATCGCTAATGGGCAATGAGATGCCTCCACCTTGGAATTATGTTTATTATGATTTTCCATACAACGATTCGGTTTCTGTAATAGGTGAAAATATTATTGACAAGTATCTAGAAATTTATCCTGAGATAAATTTAACATTTAATAAATGGAGTTTAGAAAATTTTAGAATAAAAAGATTTAATCCAGGAAAATTTTATGATAGTTGGCATAGCGAAAACGGTGTTCAGGCTCCAAGAATACTAGCAATACTAATTTACCTATCTGACCATAATTGTGGAACAGAATTTTACGACAACACTGTTGTTCAATCTAAAAAAGGAAGGGCTCTTGTTTTTCCTGCATTTTGGACACACACTCATAGAGGACAATCATGTCCTGATAATAAATCAAGATACGTTATGAGCGCATACGTTACACTAAAAGAGGAAACAGCATGAAAAAAGTAATTTTTAGACCGGTCAGCAAAGATGCAGAACTATTGTGTCCGCCACCGAAACCAGCAAAAGCATATATTCCGGAATGGCTTAAAAAAGTTCCAATGTTTTCTACAGGAAAATTAGAAATAGATGAGGAAGGTAATGGTAATGCTACCCTTAAACAGTGTCCTCCTTTTATCGACTCCCTTACTACAGGATACATTCTAGAAACTTGGGTTGATCTACATGTCAAAATTATGGAAGATGATTTTGAATACATTTATCCTTCTGAACCAAGAATTATTGACCATAGAACAAAAGATAAAATGTTTTTTCCAACTCCTCCAGGTTATTACGATCAAGAATTTACTTGGAAACAGCCTTGGATACCACAACTACCTGACGGTTGGTCTATGATTTACACTCAACCTTTTAATAGATTTGACTTACCATTTATGAATCTAGGAGCCATTGTTGACAACGATAAGTTCTATATGGAAAAAGTAACAAATCATCCTTTCTTCTTTAGAAAAGGGTTTGAAGGAGTAATACCTAAAGGAACTCCATACATGCATATGATTCCAATGAAGAGAGATTCCTGGAGAATGGAGACTAGACCGTTTGATGAAACATTATCAACAATGGTTGAGAAAATTAGGCAATACTT